CAAATCCAAATTCTTCACGGGCAATTTTTTTGTAAGGTCCGCCTGGGTTAGCATCACGGATATCCTTAATCTTCTTGAGTTTTTGATATAAAGAAGTATCTCCTCCAAGAAGAAGAGCACTTACAATAGTTGCAAGTTCTTTATCAGTAATAGGCAGGTCCATTAGGAGAAAAATAGCTCTAGGTTTACAGTTTTTTCGACATTCCAACCGATAGCATCAAGAATTGCTTTCAGTGGTTCGACAAAGGACTTTTCAAATTGTAGATCATAGTCGATGTACTTGTCAAGGTCGAGTTCTTTAGGGAACTCTTGAATAAATGAGATGATATTCTCATGAATAATGTTTGGTTTTTTAAGATAACAGAATTTAATCTTTTCACCATTTTGTATTAAAGAATACTTATTAGTAAGTTTCTTCTCTTTAATATAATGATTGAACAGAAGAGCCCCGCGACAGTGAATGGGAGTTCCCTTCATGTAAATGTCGGATGAGGATTTATATTTCTGAACATCAGAAACTGATCGCGGGAAAGAAATTTGCTCTGGTGGCAACTTCTTAAACTCTGTCCGAGACTTATCTATAAAGTCAATCACATCTTCTTCAGTGCCGCTCATCATCAACTTCAAGGCATCCTTAATCATCTTTCTACATGGAGCAGGAGTGGATGATTTGACTGCCTCAATACCCATCATCTTAAGTTTGGGATCTTCATAACGAACACCCTCACTATCCCACACGTTGAGAATGTATCGTTTCTTCGCAGTCCAGATGCCACGGTCAGCGATATTCTCACGTTTCATTTGCATCTTTTGGTCGTATGCCGAAACATAGTCCGCAAGATTCTGGTAGCACTGATCGATATACGGTTCAAATTTTTCTTCGCAGATCTTGTTAAGTAGGGAAACAATTGCAGCTTTGTCGCTAGACTTAGAAGCAAAAAATTTATCAACAAGAGGTCCAAGATTAAGATAAATTGAATCTGTGTCAGATGCAATTACGTAATCCTCTTCGGTTGTTTGCAACAGTTTATTTAGATACTCATTCATCTTACTCTCAATCCAACGGATAGAGACTTGACCAGAAAGCGTAATCGCTTCCGCGTTGGCCAATTTGTAGTACCTAAAATACTGATTACCGATTGCACCATAAGCAGAGTTGAGTGAAATCTTCTTAGCCATCTGAATATTATTGCATCGCGCAATCTCTTTCTCCAGAGTCTTAGTAGGAGTTTTTTCATAATCTTTCTTTGCTTGAATCATCTTCTTCTTGAAGATTACACGGTCGCCATACATCTTCTCCATGAGTTCTGGTAGAAACCCACGAACATCCTTGCGATACATGGCACCATTCGCACAGACAGCATTATCCTTATACAACTCAAAGTTTATTTCTTCATTAAGTATTCGATCAACTGTAGCCGTGGGGTGACGTTCTTCCAGTAAGGTTTCTGGGGAGATATTATACTGCATGATAAGATGAGGGTAGAGAGAGTTAAGGTCAAAAGACACAACCCAATCATACTTTCCAGGAATCGGTTCCTTGACATATGCTCCTGCATACTTTTCATTTTTGTCTGAACGAATCTTTGGTGGAATAACGATGCCACGTTTCTTTAGATAGTTGTAGATAATGTTGTCCCACATGCGGACCTGATAGAACACATCAGCATAGTTTACCTTAGCATCATATGCCATGGTCAACGCAAGTTCAATCAGTTTCATCTTGTCTTCCAAACGGTCAACAAGTTCTACGTCAACGATGTTATACTCGATGAACTTCTGCCAACCGTGAGTATAGAAATCTTTGAAGGTATCAAACTCACTGTGATCCAGTTTCTTCTGTCCTAGTTCTACTTCTGCGATGTAGTCAAGTCGATAAGATTCCTGTGCTTTGTAAGTGAACTTTCTGTATAGATCAAGATAATCAAGTTGAGTGAGTCCACCAACGTCAAAGGTGATCTGCTTCCTACCCTTGATAAAAACCTCTCCTTCGGTCACAAGACCCCAGTTGGAGAATCTCTTCATCAACTTCTCTCCAAGCACCCTGTTAAGTCGCTTACAGATGTATGGGATATCAAACAGTTGAATGTTCCAACCAGTTACAACATCAGGAACGTCCTGCATCCAATAATTGATGAAATGGCTCAGCAGTTGATGCTCAGAAGTACAGTGATGATAAGTAACATTCTTCTGTTTATTAATAAACGGTTTCACACCCCAAGTAGTAATCTGTTTGGTGGTGTAATCCTGAATTGTAATTGCAAGAATCTCTTCTGATGCAGACTCCACATCAGGGAATCCTTTTTCTGCAGTAGTCTCAATATCAAGAGTTACCAGTTTGATCTGGCTGATGTCAAACTTGATCTCATTTTCAGGATACTTCTCAGAAATATATTGATAGATGTATCGATCATTACCATAGATCTCAAATCCATCAACTTCATCATACTTCTTGTAGAAGTCGCGACAGTCGCGAACACTACCAGGATGAATCTCTTCTACAGGTTCTCCACTTAATGTTCTATACTTTGAATCTCTCTTAGATTTCACAAATAAGGTAGGGAAGAATTCATCTCTATGTTCATACCTCCTACCATTCTCAACTCCCCGGACGAGGAACTGATTACCAATCAACTGAACATTAGTGTAGAAACGCATTACTTAGTGAGTTCTTCGTACTTTTCAACTAGGGTGGGCATGGGTTCTGTAAGAGTAATAATCTTATCAGAACTAATCATAAATTCGTCTTGACGAGATACATTTAGTAACCAGGGTTCTAATGTTCCGTCATCCTTTAACAAGAAAGGATTGGTCATTTTACAATCGGGTTCTCCGATGTCTGCCCCTACTTCATTAATCTGAGTTATCAGAATCTGACCCGTCGTCAGTAGTAGTGCTTTGATCGTTTTTTCCATGGTCTACGATGTCCTCGATGTACATTTCTTTTAGTTTGATGGTTGGTTCCACCATAGTCACAACCCAGTCAGAAGGAACAGGGATGGTCTCTTCGGCAGACAGTGGCATCCAAGGGAAGAGAGATACCTCATACCCAGCCTTGCGCCCACGTCCCTCACTTACATCATCAAGAACGTTAGGATCACGCATCTTGATCACGCAAGGTTTGTTGAGATAATATCCAACCACTCGTCGGTCTTCACCTTCTCCATATCCCATCTCTGCCACACTGGCAATCATGTCTTCACCTGATTTCAAGAGCAGTAATTTGATAGTCATAAGTCAGTTTTTCTTCATTTCTATTCTACCAAGAAAAAAGAGGGGCGTCAACTGGATTGTGCCAGTTGCCCCTCTGCGGCGACGATATTCAATAGTATTTAGAACCAGTCTTTCCTCTGATGATGAGTGGGAACAATTCTACCGAGTGTGATACTCAGCAACCCATCCTCAAATTCAACTGATCTAACTTCCGTCTCGTCACTGAGGGTCCATGATCTAGTGAATGATCTTTGAGCCACTCCTCTATGGACGTATTCTGTTCCAGTTTCTCCATCTTCTCTTTGCCCTTCGACAAAGAGTTTTCCGTCTTGCGTGTAGACATTTACTTGCTTTTTCTTAAATCCTGCTAGTGCTAGTTCCAGTCTAGACTCAACATTACTGACTGTCACTAAGTTGTATGGAGGATAGCTAGCAGTTGTTTCGTGAAGATCAAACACCCTGCTAAGGTAATCATCCATACCAATACTATTCCTATTTATCTTCTCAAGCAACTTTGGTAAATCGGCTGCATGAAACTTCTGTAGGTTTCCCATCTTTACTTCTCCTTTGAAAGCGAGATTTGATTGTGTGGACCCCGAAGGCATCCATACTTATTTATAACATAAAAACAAAAAAAGAGGAACGGTATTTACCGAACCTCTTTATAGGGTTTCCGACTTTTGTAGAGACCGCACGAAAGGTCTCAGTCTTATTTATCAACAATCCTCAATCTGAATCAGACGGTGAGATCTACGGAGAGTCTCATGAGTTTCGTCATTCATTTGAGGAATAACACCTATCACTTTCCAGGGACGTTTGGTGGGAGGTTTGAGATCGATATTGAATCCAGTAGCAGATGCAGTGCGATTTACGATCTCAAAACATTCTTGATATCGCATTTCAATAAATGCCATGAAATCTTTGTACCCCATTTTGATTTTAGAGGGGACTTTCTTTGTGGTATAAAGCACCACATAACAATCTTCGGGGACTTCTTTTGCAATCATACCCCAAAGACGACCCTGATTGGTATTGCTAGGGGCAGCATACACGAAGACTCGTTTCTTTCCAAGTCTAACTTCATCTTCCAGTGCAGCATCTTGAGGCATGTCTGGAGACTTTTTCAAATATGCAAGAACATCGGCACGATCAGGAATCCAAACCGCACGTTGTCCGCCCAGAACAGCATCATAGACTGCTTCTACTAAGTTAGCAACTTCATCTTGTTTGATAAAACGCAGTGCTTCAAATTCATTAAAGAGCAAATCTGCAATTGCAGTTTTATCATGCTCAACACCACCATCAGTAACGGCAGCAACGCTAGCTTCAAACAGGTCACCGGTTTTAGTGGGGCGACTGATGAGGTCATCGTTACCAACAATAGCTTCAGAAAGAGACTGAACAAAAGCAGTTTTAGGATCTTGTTCATCAGGATAGGCAAAGACTGCGACCACGATGAAAGTGCATCCTGCAAGCATCGCAGCACGGATGCGAGTGCGACCATCTTTTACCTTAAATGTAGTATCAACAATAGGAGGGAATGGATCATAGCTCCATCCCTTTGTGTTGAAAGAATATGCAATACCTCTATCAGTATTGCTACGATTACCATCTTCACGAATAGCAAGGTTGATCAACTCTTCGTGAAAGAGATCACCGCCAAACTTATTAAGATCAAGGAAAGCGAACCGAATAAACGTTCCTCGTTTGGAGTGACTCTGAATTTCTTCTTTAGACCATCGATTTTCATACTTGTTCAGATCGATGTCTTGTTTTTGGGGACCAAATCCCTTTCTGACTTTAACAGCCATGTGCGTCTCCTGCTGGGTAGCAATTAATAGTGAAGTCTTGTCCGCTGCAAGCGAGTGCTTCACCTATGTACTTGGATATTATACAGGTTGATCAGTAATCTTGTCAAGGGCCAATCTGTCTCCAAGAACCAGAACCATCAGATCCAACGTCCTCTGATGGGGTCTTTGTTTCCAACCATACCAAGGTTTTTTCTTCCCATCATCATATGGTGGAGTCTGACCAACATGATAGTATTGATCATCGGTGATATCATAAATTTTTTCATTAGTAGTATCAACTAACCACCAGTGTGCTTCATCATGATAATCAATTGCAGTTCTCTGCTCAAGGACATTCGTATCCATCAGATAAAACAGGGCTTGTGAGGAATGGTAGCAGTGGCCAAACATGGGGTTGGTCAAATTCTCCTCACGGTATTTCTTACTAACCATTTCTGGTTTTAGGTTGCTAACAATAAGTCCCATGACCGATTCGATCTCAGTCATGGGATATGGATTATAAGTTAATGTTCTGGTCTGAAATATCTCTTTGTCTTTATAACGATGACGTTCAATAGTTTTCATTCACTTTCTTGTTGCTTACCTTTTTTTCCTATATTATACTTTTGCTCCAGAATCCAATCCGACTTATCCTTATAAGCCAGAACTTTGATTTGATTTAGTGGAGCGATGTCGAGAACTGATTCTTCTTTTACGATGGAGATTAATCCCCAGTCAGCAAGAAGACGTGCAATACGATTGCGTCTCTGTACATCGTTAACAGTAAGGTTAGCATGTTTTCCATCCAGTGCAAAGAGCTCTTTGAAGTGGACGATGTAGTATAAACCTTGCTTATGCAAGATATGACAAGACTGATAGAGTTTCTTTTCCTTACGTGATGCAACTCCGATGCGTGTCAGTGTCTCACGAACTTTTAGGAAGTCATCAGGTTCACTTAGAAGCACCTGCACCATTTGATCTTGTGACCACTGTACCGTTGGTTCAACCATAGTACTCATTTCATTCCTCCAGTATCAAGTCGTTGTTTAATAAAAGTAATCTGTTCTTGTGTAAGAATTTTCAGAGCCTGAGATGCCTTCTCATTACTATAACCATAGTATTGTTTGACACATTCTAAATCCTGGACTTTATCCTTTCGGAGCCAAGGAGAGAACCTCTTTCGTTTCCTCAGACTATTTAGATAAAACGAATATTGCATATCTTTATCAAGAAAGTTATACTTATTCATTTCATTTGCATACATCACACAGTCCATGTGACCAGATAAACAACGATTGATAATATATGGAGGATATTGTTTAACGATATCTGGGTCGTCTTTAATAAGATTTTCCTTATTAAAGTTTATTGAATTTAACCAGTCTTTGAGTTCCATTATCTAATAATTTGAATTTCATCATCGTCAGTCCAGAGTTCGACCTTTGTTCTGAATCTTTCTTCTGCCTTAAGTTTTTCATATCTCTTGGTCGCTTTCTTCTTCCACCAGACAATAATATTCTCAAGGTAGAACTTGTCCCAATTAGGACCACGAACCAATTCATCTTGATTACCAAGAATTACTTCTTTGACATTTGAATATCCATATTCGCAAAAGTAAGTTCTCTTCTTCTGAGTGAGAGACAGTGCGGTTTCTATCACTGAATTGAACTGCTCCAGTTTCTCATCCATCCCATATTCCTTTAGAGAATTACGAGTGATAGAGATCATCTTTGTTTGACGCTTCATCTTCTTGGATGATGCTTTCTTGTCAGTCAAAGGTTGGTTGTTATTCCACACAGTAAACCGATCATGAAGACGATGGAATGCCTCATCATGGAGCAAAGGCAGGAACTTACTCTCAGTCAGTCCCTTATACCTCATGAATGGTTTAAGGCCATCATACTGTGAGGCATCGGTGGTAGACCCGTAGAGAGACGTGGTTTCAAACAGGGCGATGTCCTTCTCAAAGACCTGGTTCAGCGTCTCACGGGCATAGTGTGAGCAGCACAATAACGCAAGGAGTTTACCTCCAAGGTAATTGTATCCAAAGGGTTGAGATGGCACGATCACAAATCCCATGGCTGCATGGCGATTAAAGATTGAAAGGTTAGGTGCTTGACCCAACCAGATATTTCTTGGTTTGGAGTTGATAGTAGGAGATCCAAAACGAATAAACCCAAGACAAGTTTGAGTTTTCTTCTCAAAGACCATCCAACGCAGTTCTCTGCCAGGAATGTTGCTCTCATTATTATGAGAAGATACTGCTCTCAAAAGATTGCCATAGTGTTCTTGTGGCAGAGAGTGTTGAAAGCGGGCACCAACAAACTTGATATCAAACTCCATCTCTTGCGGATGAATGTCCTCGTTAAAGAACTCATCATGAAGTGGTGCAAGAGAACTTGTAGACTTGATTACTTCTTTTTTCACAAAACGCAGATAGTCCTCAATATTTCCCATCTGAGAGAAATACTTGATGAATTCATCTGCGGCCCAAACGGCATCATCATTAGATATGATCATCAATAAAATTTAGATTCATTATCAGGGGTTGTATGAAGAAGAACTCCATCGACTTTATTAAGTAGTTCTTGCATACCACTATACATGTAACGATATCCAGTGCCAACATATAGTTGACCTAAAACAACTGACACAGTGGCAGTACCCCAGAAAATGTAGTACCACTTAGATTTAACTTGTGCTTTTACTTTTTGGTTTTTCATAATCAGACAATCAGTTTTTTCTTATCAGGTGTAATTAACTTGCTACCAAACATTTCATTATAGCGTTTGGCCACATCTTCTTGCACAGGAGCAATATAAACGACATGGTGTTTAGACACTGTAATCTCTGGATTTTCCTGATCAATCACAGTGGCCCATGGTGCAAATCCCACACCAGTATTTGTAGGAAGAACAACTAAACCATTCTGAACGGTTATAGTATCATCAGTTTCAGAAACAAGTTCTGCAACCACTTCTTCACCAGTAGTAATACGAAACAGTTTTACATTAATCATTTGAATTCACACTCCACCATAATTTCAGTTAGACAAGCAAGCATATTTATTTCTTGATCCGCCACAAACGCCATTTGATACTGATACTTAGCAAGAGTAAGCACAGCAGCAGGAATACTATTCGGAACCATGGAATCATAACAAGCATCGTAAATACGACGCAGTAGGACAGAAGTATCGTTGTCCAGGTTATTGACAACCCATTTACGTACTTCGGGAAAATCTTTCTCCTTAAGTTTCTTAACCAGGTCATTTACTTTTACATCACTAAAGGTTGCAAGAATACCAGAATCAATTTTACCACTGACAGAGTAGCGTTGGCATTCATTCAGAACACGTCGCCAATCAGGGAAGTGTTTGTTGATTAATTCTACCAGGACCTTGTTATCATATTCAATAGATTCTGTAGCCAAGATTTCTTGGAGTCTTTTGAAGAAGAGGGCGGCAAGTTGAGGTTTGCTTTTGGAGTTGGTTGAAAAATCAATACAGGCGCATCTGCTGTGGAGAGGTTCGATAATTTTGTTTTTGAAATTGCAGGTAAAGATGAATCTGCAGTTTCCAGAAAACTCCTCTGTAAACGCCCTAAGTAAGAGTTGTACGTCGTTTGTTGTGTTATCAGCCTCATCGATGATGATGACTTTGTGTTTGCCAGTTGCTTGAAGTGAGACGGTCGAAGCGAAATTCTTTGCAGTATTTCTGACCGTATCAAGAAAGCGTCCCTCATC